ATGTCAACGACACAATCCGGGCCTATTAGGGGCCGCTTCGAAGCACTGACGAACAGACTGACCCAGACCGTAGAGACGGTCACACGGACGTCTCGAATCAACGTAGCCACGAGCGGCGTTGATGACCTACAGCCGCCCGAAGACATTGATGAGTACCATCAACTGTACCGGGAAATTGCGATTGTCAGGGCCAACCTGAACCAGTTTGCGGCTGACGTCGTGGAACCTGGGGTTAGGATCGAAGCGGATGACGACGCCACACAAGCCTATTTCGAGGGCGGTGACGAAGCACCGAGTGAGACGCCAGACGGTGGGTTCTTGAATCAGTGTGCTGTGGTCGCTGGCGAGAAGCACAAGCCGTTTTACCCTTATCTGAAAAGCAGTATCGTCCAACGGCGGACTCGAGGGACGGTTTTGCACGAGTACATGAAGGCGGATGTGGAAGATCCCGCGTCAATCATTAGCGGCTTCAAGCACATTCGACCGGAAACCGTCTCTGCCCGAACCTATGAGAACACGAATATCCTGTTGGACCCAGATGACACGGAAACTGCTGACGCATCTGAGATAACCCAGCGTGGTGAGGCAGCGGCCTATGTGCAGTTCGACCGAAAGAGTATCTTGGGCCGTCGTCTTGGTGGTTTCGAGAACCGAACGACCATTTACCTCAGTCAGAACGACGTCCTAAAGCAGGTTTTCAACCCGGATATTGGTGGCGACGATGCGACCGAAGAGGGCGTGTTTGGGACGTCCGTCATGGAAGCGGTTGCACAGGACTGTGAGGAATACCAGCAGATCAAGCGTGACCGTGCTCGAGCAATCAAAAACAAGGCCTGGGGTATCTGGAAGGCACAGTTCTCCGAAGAGTTCCTTGAGTCGGAGATGGCCAACGAAGTCATCTTCCAAGAGTGGCCAGAGGAAGACCAATACGACTGGTTAGACAAAGTCGGTGAGATTGGCCCTGGTGACATTATCGGACACGACGGCACCATTGAGTTCGACAAATTCGAGGGTGGAGTCCCTGACCTTGGCGACACGCTTCAGCACTACGTTGACGACATTCTTGCCCCGCTTCCAGCGCCCAAATACGCCACGGCACACGGCGAGACGATTACCCAGCACGTCACTGAAGAGCAGGGAGAGAACTACAACCGGACTGTCAAAGAGGAACGGGAGTATCAGGAACGCAGTTGGACCGAAGCCTTCCGTGAGGTTGCCCGACGTCACCCCGATCTTGACCCAAGCGGCCTGAAGGTCAAACTCGAGCCAGACGAAGACGAAAGTCCGGTGATGAGCCTGGATGACGAGACGGTTTCCCGTATGAAAGAGTACGCCGAAGCCGTGGACATTATTGAGAACTCGGTGTCTCTGAGCCAGGAAGAGAAGCGGGAACTCATCTTACAACTGCCTGGAACGCCTGAGATTGGGTCACTCGAGGAAGAGCCACTTGACGAAGACGACGAACAGGTGCAGGCGCAGTTTGGATAACATGGCTACGACGCTCTTACTCGTTGGTCTGATTAGTACGCTGACGGGCATCGGTGGCCTGACAGTCGGCCTGTATTGTGGCCTGCGAATTGCGGACTAACTATGAACCTGCACCCAGCACTCGAGGGCAATCCGTACTATGACGCCCTGAGCGAAGACCCAACGAGTACGAAAACGCTCAGGGAAGAGTACGCCCGAAATCTTCGGGGCCGGTTTGCCGACATAAACACGGCCATCCGTCGTGCAGTGGGTGAAAACGACATATTCGGGCTTCAGAACGACGCCCTTGTTTCCCCGCCCGAAGCGTTTGACTTCGATGACGAGCGGGAAGCCGTGGAGCGGTTCGAAGCGTGGCTTGACCAAGCACAGGAAGACGAAGTGCTTGACGTCATCTCTCGGGATGACAATATCTACGTCAGGCGGGCCTACGAAAAGGGGTTGGTTGACGCAGATCGGAACCTGTCACAGGCCGGGATGGACATTGACGCCATCGACCGGGAGGCAGCACGGCAGGCCATGCAGATGCCGGTTCACGAAGACAAGCTGCAAGTGGTCTTTTCGCGCAACTTTGCCGAACTGGATGGCATAACGGACGTCGTGTCCCAACAGGTTGCACGAGAGATTGCAGAGGGTATTTCTGAGGGCGTCAATCCGAATGAGATGGCCCGTCGTATGGCTGACCGGGTTGACAAGATCGGCAAGACTCGTGCAACCACTCTGGCCCGGACTGAGACAATCCGGGCACACAGTTCGGCCACGCTCGAGCGCTACAAACAACAGGGGGTTGACGAAGTCGGTCTTGAACCGGAAGTATCGGTGCAGACGGCGACTGACCAACTTGTTTGCGAAGAGTGCGCTGAGGTGGCCCAATCAGGCCCCTGGCCGATAGAAGACTTTGAGGGCAGCGAGAACCAGCCGCCAATTCACCCAAATTGCCGGTGCTCGGTGATTCCAGTGGTTTCAGAAGAGGCGTTGGCGGCATACAAAGCCTATCCATCACAGTTTGCAGCACTGTACCGTGAGGGGGCGTTTGCAAACCGTCCCGACCGGTACGAAGTCCTTGCAACGGTGGAACCTGAACAGGCTGACGCGCTTGTTGAGGTTGGTGGCGTTTCCGGGGCTTGGGAAGCGGTAGCAGGTTAGTAAGATATGACTCAACACGACATTTTCAAGAGTGGCATAGCCGCGCTTGCCGATAACGACGATGGTGGACTCACAGTCCACGGCGTTGCACTCGGTGAGGGAGACATTACGGAAGGCATGAGTGGGAAGCGAACCCACTGGCCTGCTGAAACACTCCGACAGGCCGAAGGCTTGCTTGAGGGCGTTCCACTGACCACGCAACTCGGTGAGGCTCACGTGGGCGCTGAGAAGACAGACGACGGCGTTGACGTCAACCCTGTTGTCCCGCTCGAGGCGAAGGTGGGCGAGATTACGCGAGATGCCTATGTAGAAGGCGTTGGCTGGATGTGGGAGGGTGAGATTAGCGACCCAGAGGCAGCGGCGAAGGTCGAACAGGGCCTTGCCGAAGTCTCTCCGGTGCTTGCTCGAGATATTGAGCCCGCTGACGAAGATGGGCTTTACGAAGCGACCGCCGTGAAGGGCGTTCGTGACCTTGGCCTTGTCTCGAAGGGGGCAGCGCCAAGCAACTCTATCGAACCCGGTCAGGCGGCGGCCATGACCGCAGAAGCCCTGTCAATGGCTTGGGAGGGCTTGGACATGACCGCTGAACAGAAGCGGGCGAAATACGCGGCCAAGTCTGACGATGAGTACAACGCAGGCAAGGACATGGCCGAACAGATGAGCGCTGACCAGTGGTCTGAGTTCGTTGACGCCATAACTCGAGAAGACGAGCACTGGTCGGGGGCGTTGGATGCGGTTTCCACAATCCAGGGCACCCTTCGGAATCTCATGTTCCATTTGGCGGAGCATGACGGGGACATGCATGGTGATGACGCCATGTCAGCGGCGTTGGACAGTCTCGAAACGAAGCGGGCGGAATCCCGTGTGGAGAACCCAGACGATGACGGCCAAAACGGCGACGGGGGCCAGAGTACTGGTGCAGACAGTTTAGGATCATACATGAACCCAGACGACATTACTGACGCAGAGTTTGAACTACTTGCTGCGTCCCGGCAGATGGATAGCCCGGCAGTGATCGAACAGGAAGACGCAGAGAAACTTCCTGAGGCGAACGAACTGCTTTCGGCAGCCAGTGAGGTATCTGACCCGCTGGTTGTTGACAAAGGCGACTATGAGGCTCTCGAGGGTCGAACCCAGACGGTTCGGCAGATGCTCGAGGAAGCCCTTGTTGAGCGGACGGAACTCAAGGAGAGTACCGTCCAGGCGCTCAGCTTTGACGCCCTTTGCGGTGAGTTCGAAGACGAAGACGGCGAATTTGACGCCGAAGCCCTTGTGCAGGTGCCTGAGTCGGGCGACGTCTCAGGATCGGATGGCGATACCGAAGCCCTGTCGGATGACGACAAGGCGCGAATTGAGCAGATCGACACCAAACTCAGCACGGTTGGTTCCGTCCTCCCGTCCGAGCGCATTGAAGCCCTCCAGGCTGAGGCGTGCGAACTGGCTGGTGCCGAAGACTACAACGAAGCAATTGAGGTGCTGTAATCATGGTTAAACAGGCAGGCGACGGACTCCACGCAAGTACCGAGACGATCGGGCACCCAGACCCGGACGAAACGACCGAACCCGGTGACGCGGTTACGATTGACGGCGGTGACGCTGCCCCTGCTGGTGACGGCGACGAACTGGTTGGTATCCGCTCCCGAAGCCGACAGTCTCGAGACGTCGCGTCCATCCATCACGATGGGGCTACCGTTGCGAAGGTGGCTGACGGCGTAGAGGCGGGCGACGGACTGGATACCAGTGCCGACGCGGGCGTGCTGGATACCGAAGCCGGTGGCCCGGCTGTGGCACTGAGCGACGAAGGTGGGGAATACCGTGGCGCGTCCATCCCTGATGGCCACGCGGCGGTTCTCCTGCGGTAATTTTGAGGTGAGTTAAACTATGCCAACTGCAACTGACGTTGTTAGCGACGATGACGTGCGAGCGATTGTTGAAAAGATCCGTAACCGGAAATACCAGAACCGCCGTGCCTTCCGTAGTCACGACGCGACGGACCTGAACAGCGACACGTTCAGCTTCCCCGTATCGGACTCGGACTTCGAAGGCGAATCGGTTGAGGTTCCTGAGGGGAGCAACTATCCGCGTGGCTCTAAGAGCTACGATAACGTCCCTGCGGTCTACACGAAGTACGGGTTCGAGATCGCTATCCCCGACGAGAAGGTTGAGGATAACGTCATTGACGTCGTTCTCGACCACGAAGAGGACATGATCCGGGAGCAGGAAACCCGAGTCGACCACATTGCCTACGGTGTGCTTTCGGGCAACGCCGAAGCCCCCGAAGGCGGGGCTGTTGGCGACGGTGACGGCACGTTCGAGTACGCCGACGTGGTTGAAGCGCGAACTGAAGCGTTCATGCGTGAACTCGCGCTTGACGAACTCGAGATGTACATCGGGGGTCAGAACATCCCTGACTTCCTGACGATGGACGAATTTACGCAGGCGTCCGAAATGGGTGACCAGGTGCTCGAGCAGGGCATCCTTCCGGGTGGCGATATGCTCGGGGAGTACGCCCTGCTTGGAGTCGCTGGCGACATCCCGGTCTACGCGACCAACACGACCGACTACGACGACGGCGAGGCGTACCTTGTCGACACCACGGAGTTCGGGTGGGAGTCCGAGCGCAAGGCGCTTGACGTTGACTCCTACCGCGAAGAGGACAAGGAACAGGACGTCTTCCGCGTCTCGGGCCGTTGGGATTGGGTTGCCACGCAGTCCGAGGCGGCCATCCCGTTCGAGGCCTGATATGGATGAGTCGTCCCGAGTGGCAACAGGCCCGTGCTGAGGGGCAACGACTTCGCATTATCGAACTCCTCGAGAAGGCAACTGACACCGAATCAATGGACCAGTGCCCAAAGTGTGGCGATTGGTTCGACAATCTCGGGGCGCATGAACGGCATTGCTCCGGCCCGGAGTGATTAGATGAGTACGGCAACGCCAGATGACGTGAGAGACGTCATAGACACGGGCCTTGAGGATGACCGAATCCAGGCCTACCTTGACCGTGCCAAAGAGGATAACGAGCGGGTCAACGACACCGCTGAGATGGACGACACACAGCTCCGGCGGATCGAAGAGTTGTTAGCGGCCATCAAAATCCTGTCTCAGAACGACCGTGAACGGAGTGTGAGTCAACAGAGCGTTGGCAATGCCTCCAAGTCGTTTGAGGTTGGGAAGATCCAGCAGTTGCGGACAGAACTGAGTAAGTGGGACCCAAGCAACCAACTCGGGAGTGCCGTGCGTCGTGACAGTCGTAACGTCTCAATCACGCGGGAGGATTAACATGATTGACGGATTCGATACGCACACGGCGACGTTCTACCGTGAGCAACAGGTAGGGACAGAGGAAGACGCCTATGGCGAACCCGAACCTGTGTTTGACTGGGTAGTATCCTTCGAAGACGTGCCTGTGCGTGTCGAACAGCAAAACGCTGAGTACGTCCGTGACGTCTACGGCGAATGGCCCCAGGAAGTCTATCGGCTGTTTGTTGACCCGCTTCAGGTGGGTGACACAGAAGCCGGGTACGGAGATTCCTACGGGAGTTATTACGGCGGTCTGTTGCGCGAATACCAGATCGGCATCAGTCCGAACGACCGGGTGGAGCTAGCGGGGGTAACAGGCACGTTTTCCATCCAGCCGCCAAACATCCGTGGACTCTCTGATATACCGGAGGTTGTGCAACTCGAGGTGGTTCGTATTGGGGAGTGACTTCGATATGAACCTCGAGTGGGATTCTCAGTTTGACCCGGACAACATGGAAAGCGCCTTTGACTCAATGTTGAGTGAAGCAGATACTCGGCTAGTTGAAGCAATGACTAACGCTGGTCTTGCTATCGAACGGGGTGCAAAGGGGCGTGCACCGGTTGATACCGGGAATCTGAGGGCGTCTATCGAATCCAACACCGAAACCAAAGCCAAGCAGATTACAACAGAAGTGGGCACCAACGTAGAATACGCCCCGTTCGTTGAGTTGGGGACTTCGACAATGGCCGCACAACCGTTCCTTCGGCCAGCATTAGACGCCGAACTCAGGTCGCTCGAGCGGAAAATCACGTTGGCGGTCATTGAAGCCGCAGAACAGGCGGGTAGCCTATGACCTACGGCGCTCACGACATCCTTAGGGATGTAATCGTAGACTTACGTGACTATCCCGAGTTGACGGACCTTCTCGAGGATCGAACCGCAATCACAGAGGGCTGGCCGCGTGATAGTCAACGCTACGGCGTGGTTATCCGTGTCCAACCGATTACTGAGACGAGTAGCCGGGAGTTCGGCCAAATAGAACGAACCTTCAGGCTACAGTTTGCGGTTGTGGCAACCGATGAGTGGCGTTCAGACCGTCAAAACCCAACCTACGACATGGCGAAGATAATGACCCATGTTTCTGACCGGTTGGACGGCGGCCTGAGCATTGACGATGTGTTACCCGGAGAAACGGCTTCGGGGAGTTGGCAAGAGGTAGAGGGCGGCAGAATCGCACTTATTCAGGACTGGCG